AATCTATATCAAACCAACTCGTTCTTTAGAGTTCATAGATATAACATTCTACATCACTCCAACAGGAGCATCGTTTGACAATATCTAATCAGACAAATAAATTAAAGGAAAAGGGGAATTCGTTCCCCTTTTTTTATTTTACTAATATTTATTAGTGTATGAAAGATTACCACAAAATTATTGTTAAAGAAATTATCAACGAAATTATTCAGGAAAAACAAACACCCGTAATGAAATATTACGCTTTTGACTGGGATGATAATCTTATGTTTATGCCAACAAAAATATATCTTAAAGATGATAAAGGTAAAAGTGTTGGAATGTCAACTGAAGATTTTGCGGAATATAGAACTGATATTGGTGAAGAACCTTTTGAATATAAGGGACACACCATAGTATCTTTTGATGAAGAACCTTTCAGAGATTTCAGGGTATCAGGAGACAAACAATTTATAACGGATGTAATGTCAGCACCAACAGGACCGGCATGGGATGATTTTGTGGAGGCAGTTAATAATGGTTCAATATTCGCTATTGTTACCGCAAGAGGACACACACCTTCTATATTAAAAGAGGGGGTTTATAGATTAATTAAACAGAATAAACATGGTTTGGATTCAAATCAGTTGGCAAAAAATCTTTTAAAGTATAGAGATTTAGCGGATGAAGATAAATTATCTAAAGATCAACTAATACGATCTTACTTAGATATGTGTCGTTTTCACCCTGTGTCTTTCGGAGATGGTTCTGCAACTAACCCCGAACAAGGAAAAATAGATGCAATGGAAGAATTTGTGGGTTATGTAAAAAACTTATCACATTCATTACAACAAAAGGCATTTATGAAGAACAAGATTAGTAACTACTTTACACCATTTATTGGTTTTTCAGATGACGATGTAAGAAATGTAGAAACTATGAAGAAACATTTTGATAAAAAAGAAGATAATATATTAAAGACTTATTTAACTGCAGGAGGACAAAAGAAATTATATTAACTAGTTTGTCTGGTATAGTATAAGAATATGTTCAAAAAAAATGTAAGTAAATAGAAAAAATTCATTATCGTGATATTTATAATAAAAAACTAAAATAAACTAAAAACTAAAATAAAAAATTATGGCTGATTTGTTAATGAAAATGCCAATTCCTTACGAACCAAAAAGAGAAAATCGTTGGATTTTAAGGTTTCCATCATCACTTGGTATTAATGAGTGGTATGTGGAAAGTACTGCAAGACCTAAATTAAAAATTGCTTCAGTTGCGATTCCTTTTTTAAATACTGAAACATATGTTGCCGGTAGGTTTAACTGGGAAGAAATTTCAGTTAAGTTTAGAGATCCAATCGGACCTTCAGCGTCTCAAGCGGTTATGGAATGGATTCGTCTATGTGCGGAATCTGTAACAGGTCGTATGGGTTATGCTGCAGGATACAAGAAAAATGTGGACTTGGAAATGTTAGACCCAACAGGAGTTGTTGTTGAGAAATGGATTTTAGAAGGTGCTTGGTTAACAGGATATGATGGTGGTACATTATCATATGACTCTGATAAAATTGCAGGAATTTCTTCAAATATTCGTATGGATCGCTGTATTTTAGTATACTAAAAAAATTTACTTTTAATATTAACCGTGTACATTTATGATGTATACGGTTTTTTGTGCAATAATAAATTAAAAAATATAAAAAAAATGGATCAAGACACGGCTGCTTACGGGCAAATGGATTTTAACTTACCACATGATGTGGTGACACTACCTTCAGGTGGTTTATTCTACAAATCTAAAAAGAAAAGTGTTAAGGTTGGTTACTTAACTGCGAGTGATGAAAATATTTTAGTTAATATTGATTCTCGTAAATCAATTAATGAAAGTGTTGTTTTACCTTTATTAAGGAATAAACTTTATGAGAGAGATCTTAGACCTGAAGAATTATTAGAAAGTGATATTGAGGCAATACTTTTGTTTTTACGTAATACATCTTTCGGACCTGAATATAGAATTGCGACAGTTGACCCTACTAACGGACAATCATTTGAGACATCTATAATGTTAGATGAGTTAAATCTTACAAAACCTAAAGTTCAACCTGATGAAGATGGTACATTTACGGTTAAATTACCACAATCAAAAGCAGATGTAAAACTTAAAATGTTGAGTTTGTATGACACGATTGAAGTAGCAAAAATAATTGATTCTTATCCTGTAGGATATACCGCACCTACAGTTACAACAAGATTAAATAAATGTATTCTTGAATTAAACGGTAGTCCTGATAGAAATGAAATAAGTGTATTTTGTCAAAATATGCCAATTGGTGATTCTAAGTTCATAAGAAATTTCCTTAAAGAAAACGAACCGAGATTGGATTTAAGGAAAACAGTTTACGCCCCATCAGGAGAAAAAGTCGATGTTGTCATCAACTTTGGGGTGGAGTTTTTTCGGCCTTTCTTCTAATCACACAAAATTTTTATTAGACGAATTTTATTACTTGGCAAAATTTTTAAGAACATCATATGATGAATTCTTAAAACTACCAACATACATTAGAAAATATCTTTTGGATAAGATAATAGAGGATAATACGCCCAAAACTTAATACTTAATATTTATAATAAAAACTAATTATGGGTTACGGTTCGATAGAAGAAATATTTAAATCTGGATTGTCAGGTAACGCCTTAGAAAAGGCAGTTAGTGAGTTTTATGCTGCGGGTACTAAGGCTAGTTTTAATTCTGGGAGGAAAAAAAGTAGTGACGATGATAGTGACTCAAGTTCTACTGGATTAGGTTTTGATTCTCAAAACGCTAAAAGTTTTGGAGAAGCCATAAAAAACCCATTAACAGATGCGGGAATTGCAGTCGCCGGAATGGTGAACGCTTTAGACCCAACTAATTTCCAAGGTGCTGATTATCTAATGAAAAGTGGACAAGAATTGGCCAACGCAATGGGTATTGGACAAGCAAGAATGTCTGAGATGAGAACCACAATTGCGGATGCAATTCCTGAAATGTTAAAATTAGGTATTAGTTCTGATAATGCGTTTGATGTATTAATGGATGTACCGACGGCACTTGGAGTTAATACAACTATGGGTACTGAAGCCCTTGTTGAGATGGGTGCCGCAGCTGAAGTAAGTGGTGTTAAAACAAAAGAATTGGCTAAAGAATTTAAAGGTGTTGGTATGTCATTATACGATGTTGGTGACAGAATGGCCGAAGTTGCAAATTACGCTAAAAGTGTTGGGGTAAACGTAAAGGCGGTTTCCGCCGAAGTTGTTGGAAACCTAAAACAATTAAATTTATTCAATTTTGATAATGGTGTTAAAGGTTTAGCAAAGATGGCGTCACAAGCGTCTATGTTAGGTTTTGATATGGCAAAAACATTTAAACTTGCGGAAGATCTTATGTCACCTGAAAAGGCGATTGATTTAGCAGCATCATTACAACGTTTAGGAGTTTCAAGTAGTGCATTATTAGATCCATTGAAAGCGATGGATTTAGCACAAAACGATCCTGAAGCATTACAAAAAGAAATAGTAAACGTATCAAAAGAATTTACTAAATTAAAAGCCGATGGTTCAGGTTTTGAAATTTTACCCGGTGCTAAACGTAGATTAAGAGAAGTTGCCTCAGCGATGGGTATGTCTGCTGACGAATTAGCGAATATGTCAATTAAGAGTGCTGACTTGGATATGAAAATGAGTAAAATTAAATTCCCAAGTTTGGCGGCATCTGAGGAAGATAAGATGTTAATTGCAAATATGTCTCAAATGAAAAATGGTGAGGCGGTTGTTCAGATTAAAAACGAAAAAACGGGGAAAATGGAAGAAGTTAATGTTTCTAAATTAACTGCTGACCAACTTACAAAATTAAGAGAACAACAGGCGGATAAAGACAAGTCAATTGAAGAGTTAGCTCTTGATCAATTAAATGTCTTACAATCTATTGATGCGGGTATAAATGGTGGTAAAGCGGCGGCCACTCTTGGTAAAGCGTCAACACCGGCAATGGATAGGTTTTATAACGCAGTTAATGTTGTTAGAACTGAAAGTGTTAGAGCGGTTACAAAAGATGTAACATCAAATAAAGTTAGAGAAGGATATAGTGCGGTTAGTGGTGGGATCGAAGAAGCGGGAGTTAAGACCTTACAAGGTGATTATGCGGGTGCGGGAGATGCACTTTTACAACTTGGTCCTGATTTATTAAAGATTGGTAGAGAAGTTGCCACAGGATTTGGAGGGGCTCTAGTTGAAGGTTATGGGAACATTAAACAAGGTGTGCAAAATGTGTATGAGCCTGTTACCGGTGTTAAACCATTGGCGGATGACGATAAATCTACTCAACTTTATAAAGACTTTGAAGGTATAATGGGTACTGAACTTGTTGATAAAATAGTGAAAGCGTTTAATTTAGTAACAACAAAATCTGAAGTTAGTGGTGAGGTTAACCATACTCTTACTATTAAGGGAGACGGGGGATCATCACTTAGCGATAGTGAATTTAATAAAAAAGTATTAAACTCACTAGTAGACCCTACGATGAAATCAGAATTTGAAAAAAGATTTGGAACTTCAAACTCAGGGTTACTTAATAAGTAATAATAGAAAATTCTTAAAATTATGTTTTCTATAAAAAAATTCTCAAGGTATTTATTAATAAAAAAGTATGTCGGATAGTACATTATCATTTGCATCTTCGTCAAATTTTAGGGATATATTATTAGCCCGTAATTTACAACCATATTCGGTACCAGGATCTTATTCTCCTAGTAGTAATAGTGTTAATTACGAAACTAATTTATCTGTTGCAAATGTTATTGACTCACCAAATGGTTTAATTTCTACAAATCAACTTGCCGATAGTATGTATTCGCTTAATGAATACGGACCTGAAGGTGGTTACGATGGGAAATATTCTGTGCCGGGAGCACCACTACCTGTGGACTCAAATTCGGGACCATACGCTCCGACAGATACAGTATTAGATTTAGTTAATGAATTTTATATTGATGCGGCATACGTTCAAAATATTTATGGACCTGAAGGTGGTTACAAAGATTTAGTTATTATAACCGACGTGGTTGGTAATCCTAAAATGTACACACCATATTGGGACCCCTCAACGTTTGTAACCTCATCATATTCACCATACGAGATAATTTTCAGTAATAATCCAAATGGAAGTAACGGTCCATTATCTCAAGATACCTATTTAGCAAAGATTGGTGCGGCTCAACTTAAAAGTTTATTTGAGGAGAGAATTGCGAGTGAAATATTACAAGCGAGTGTTGGTAGTGTTAATTTAGATTCACTACAAGACCCGTTTAGTGCAAGTATGGTTGCGACAGGTAAACAACCATTCTTCACAAAAAATTGGAGAATTACAGTACCTGAAAATCCGATATCGGCTTCGGTAACATTGGCAAATAGATTAACAGGAACATATTTTCCTGTGTCATTTATTCCTGGTGATTATTTTGATGAATCGTTTATTGATAACCCACAAACTGAAGCGGCGTTAAATGTTGCAAATAATTTAACGGGTGGATTCTTAGGTCCTATCTTAAATAAATTTAAGAACCCTTCTGAAATATTTGTTGCGAACACAGGTTTCGGACAAAGATCAGTATTATTTTCA